TATTGGATACCGCATGGCTAGACGGGACTATACATCCATGAGGTACAGACGACGCCGTAGCGTTGAATGGGGAGCCGTGTAGTCTCTCGAGATTTTGGTTACTACGGAGGCCGTTTTGGTCCATTACCCTCATGGACCCAATAGCTGCGATTGGACAGGTGCTTAGACTGTCTAGGTGCGGACCTATCGCTACAGAGATATCGGATTAAACCACCGCCATACCGCCCACACGTATGGTTAGGAACTTACAGGCTACTATTGATCTATGAAAAACTGGTAAAAACCAGAACTAGTGTCCCAGGTGTATTCTAATAATCCGACCACTAGACCACGGAGTGTTGTGAATCACTCTTTAAAGTCTTACGGAAATAGCTGAACCGCGGAGTGTCGCTAACCACTCATTAAAGTCCTACGCATAAGCGAGCTAACAAGGTAGCACCCTAGTTAACTCGCGATCAGTGTTAATAACACTGACGTCCACTCTAAGCGAATCGTAATACAGCTCACAAGTTCGCTGATCGTCTGGGCAAACACCAAAAGCTTTCCAAAACGAAACACGGGCACAATCAGTGATAGCACCGACTGTCCTGTCCATTCTTTGAGATTTCAGCTCCATACCATAATCAAGTACATGATCAAATGGTTTGGCACCTAAGGAACATCTTACATAAGCATTATAGTAAGATTGGAAGATGGGTAAACGCGCTGCAATAGATAAACCGCACTTCCCGATTGCAGCCATCCACCTCATAGCATCATTTGGATTATTCCAATGAACTAGAGAGACTGAATCTTTGGAAAGCGATGACAAACCACGACACATAACCCAATCAGACCCGTCAAACACAGGGTTAGATTGGCAAAAATTTATGTCTTCTAGGTTATACACAGGTTTCTCTATCTCAACTTCAAAACCGAGTTCGAGGCAAAATCCGCTGAATCTGTTCATGAATCTTGCGACATCATCTTTCTCAAGGATAACAACACAATCATCACCATCATCAGCAAGATCGAACTTTTCGATCCCGACAGCACGCATGAAAGAATACACGATGCCACAGATAATCATAACTGCGACCAATGATGTATTCATTTCACCACTCATCAAACCACCCTGCACACGATAACTGATAAAACCGTCGGAGCTACGACCTTTCCCAACATTATCCAATTGCCAAGAGTGTAACATACGTAAATACTTATCATGTCTATAATAAGATTCAATCCGTTTGTGACACCATTTTAAACAGCTAACTGAAACATGTTGATCGAATCGTTTCTGATCGAACATTAAAGCTACAGGGTTAGTGAAACGCTTCCATTTTTCATGGAAAGCAACACCGCGTTCCCTCTGGTTCAAGCCCTTCATGACAACAGGTGTACCGGTGTCATAAATGCGATTAATAGAGGCGTAAATTTTCTTCTCCACAGGCTTTACGTACCTGCCATACTCATAAGCATACTCAAAACTAGGTGGGTTAATAATTCTGGGTACCGGATCCTTTTTACTTGTCCAATTAGTCTTCTCATACTTCACAAAAGTTTTCTTGTGGGCATCATTTCTGCGCAACGGCCTCAGACGTAGCACTCGTGATGCTCGCTCATACCTTGCACGCTTAGGACCAGAATAATGTTGTAAGAATTTCTCTTTACTCAATTTGGTGTAGCCATGCGAGGCATCATCTAAGGTCTTTGCGAAGACTCCTAATTTTTCAAATACGATCGTATCCGTTGTTCCGGGCGGGGGTAGAAATTCTCCGTCCCGCTTGACGAAGATTAATCTCTCAGTTACCCCACGCTCGAGCTCATCTATGTTTGTGTTGATCGGTGCAAAATCGACACCCCCGGAGAAAGAAGGTATCTCATAGAATTTCCGCACTCTTTTTGAGCCAAAGGTACTTGAGACAGCAAGTCGGTTCGGTTGTGGAGGCAGTTTTCCACACTGCGTTCGAGCACAATCCCTTGCTGTCCGTTCCCTAAGGCCCCCTCAACATTGCACAACAAGCGGCTCTCTAATCTGGTCACCTAACCAGTTAAAGAGCCACCTATTACCTCTACTCCAATATCTACCTGAATTCTCTAGACGGCGCTCTTGGAACTCCATCGTAGCATTCAATTGCCGAGCGTACAATTCTCCCGAAGTCGGGATAAACGCAAGAACAACTGACAACTCGAGAATTTTAGATATATGGTGTGACCTCATCTTATGATCAGTTGCAGCCCTTCTTATGAAGTGCCGAACAACGTCACGATTAGCGCGGTCAAAAACGTAGAGGGG